ACAAAATTATCAGATATAATTAGTATTTTACACTACAGGCCCTAAGTATAACAAATCTTTGAATTTATTGGAAAGTAGGTTCTTTACCAACAGAAACAGAAGATTTGCTTCCCACATCTCTGAAACCCTTACGAGTGATGTTATAAACATCTGCTGCTCTTGTTTCAGAATCTGTTTTTTGTTTAAAGTGATTAACTCTAGATTTTCTCAAATCAGTATCTATTTTAACCAAACAAACATCTCCAGATGTGATTAGGCCCTGTCTATTTTTACCATCATAAATTCTAATAGAATCCAGGAAGTCTTTAGGTAACTCATCTGCCGTAACAAACTCGTAGCCTTCTCTTTCCCTTCTACTCAAATTTCTGAGGTCTTCTTCACCATCAATTCTAAATCTAATCCAACGTAAGTCGTAATCATCTTGCTTAAAAGCTTGGATAACGTGTTGAGGAATTTCTGTTTCTACAATGGGCACATATGTTTTTTTACGCATACGATCCTTGGTTGCTTTAGCAGCCTTTCTTGTTTCTCTTTCCTCTGTTTGGATCTCAGATGTTGTCATATCAAGATCAGTTTTTTCTACAGCATTTTTTATATTTTCATAGGAGCTGTTACCTACGGTATTTTTAATATATTTAGTCATTTTTACTGTTTCCTTTATCCTACATTAATTTCTACATAGTCACCACGTTGTTTATTTTGTAGTGCTAGTTTTCTTTTTGCAAATTGCTCTGGCGTCATGTCCCATTTTTTAGCCAAACGAATATCCTCTGCTGTCAGAGTAATTGTATTCTTTTTGCTATTTGAAGATTTTCCATCAGAGTCGATATTTGGGGTGCGCGAGGCCCCTGAAACAGTTTGTTCCGCGTATCTTTGTGATTTGTTTTTCGTCCCATCACTATCTTTTTTGGACGTATTTTTATCTTTATCCTCTGATTTTACATCATTTTTATCTGATACACCAAATATTTCTGGAAATCTTTTTGATAATCTGGCATTAATCTCTTCATAGAACTCTTCTGTATCGGGGTCCCAACCAGAGTTAATAAGAGTACTATTAACAGCAAGAGCTGCACCATTGAATATTGGATCTTCCTTAAATTCCGGGTGTTCTTCTATCCAATTAAGAGCTTTATCTGAAATTTTAGGAGTGTTATCCTGATTTTCTTGTTTCTTTACTTCATACGGCTTATACGAACTTAATTCTTTTGTGAGGTCATACAATTCATTATTTGTTTTAATGAGATCACTTTGAACCTTTACAGTGGTTTCAGTATCACCCTCTTCCATAGCTTTAATTAAACGAGAATTAAGAGAATCAACTTTAGATTCTAAAGTGGTCTTCATCTGCTCTTTTGAAATCTTAGAAGTTTCACTAGAATGCTTTTTTAAATTCTCCAGTTCATCCAAAAGAGCTTGTTTTTCCATCTTCTCACGTTGTAAATCTCCGTGAAGCTGTTTAATTCTTTTCTCAGATCTAGATGGTTTATTAAACTGGCGTTTTTTATCCCGTTCGTCCTGTTTATCTTCTTTTGTATCCACTGTAGTATCTGATTTATCATCTACAACATCTACTTGAGTATTATCCTCATTATCGTTATCTGTATCAGCAACATCTTCTACATCTTCGATAACGATTTTAAAATCGTCTTCCTCTTGTTTTTTTCCAGTGTTTAATTCTTTATATGTTGACATGTTTATCCTCTATTTTTAAAGTTTTTATTGTAAATTGTGTTATATTTTTCAAGGTGTTCTTGTGGAATATTAAGCTTCATACCAGAATCATTATAAACTTGTGGGTCTGGTAAAAAGTCAGTAATTTCATCATCGTTTAGAATAATATAACTTACATCTTTGAATTTTCTTTTAGATCCTGTATGTTTAGGGTAAGCAACGAAATCACCTACTTCAACCCAGTTACTTTGTTTACCTTCTCTGTCTGTGTGCATTGCTCTATTCCAGCAACACTTACCAATAGATACAACTCTACCGATATTTGTAAGATTAGCTACAAGGTTTCGATCATCGGAAGTAAGAATAATACCGCCTTTGGTTTTCTCTTGTATTGGATAAGGTCTTATTAGGAGAGTCCAGCCCAGAGGTACTGGAAGATTTTCTGGATCTGGGACAGAGGGATCTGTAACCCAGTCTGCGCTATCAATGCGCCCACCGGCTGTATAAGCCATATTTTAGTTCCTTTCTTTTTATCGTTAGTCTAGTAAGGATCCACTGCTTTTATTAAGTCTTCAAAGATCTCAATAACAGCCTGTAGTTCTCTTAGTTCACCAACGTGTTCTCTATAGTTCGCGTAGTCCTCAGAGCCTCCTGATACTACGAAAGTTGTTTTTAAAGCAATACGTTCCTTAATTTTTTTTCTGAATAAATCAAAAACATTTTGCTCAAGGGATATTGACATTAGTACTTAGTATACTCTAGTTTTTATGAAAAGTCAAGATTATTTTCCAGAAATTTCTTTCTTAGGAGGTTCTGGTTTCAGTCCTTCTATAATCATGTCCATAGATTTTGTAGTAAGAATCTTTTTAATATCATTAGCAAGTTTTTTGTCTGTTTGAGAGATCTTACTAATCTCTTTAAGTTTTTCTACTTCAAGAGCAGCGTACTTAGCTTTTATTTCTTCAATTTTTATTTGAGCATCAATCTCAATTTTATGAGCGTCGTTTTTAGCTTTTTGAAGTTCTGCCTGAGCAAGAACCATATTAGCCTGAGCTTGTTGACCTTCAATCGAGTTAGCTTGTGCTTGCTGTGTTTCTGCCTGAGCCTTTTGTTGGTTCTGTTGAGCTATAACCTGAGCCGCTTGCGATGGATCTGCTCCCGTATTAGTAGCCTCTGCTTGCATCTGTTCTTGGAACAACAACATCATATGCTCTTGTATATTTGCTTGTATAATAAGAGCTGCTTTTTGCATAAGAGGTGAACCACCCGCAATAGGATCTTGAAGAAAAGCTGTTTTGATTTTTATATGGGCTTCATGTTCTTGTCCCTCAAAAGCTTTAATAGGTTTACCTTGTGTTACAAGTTGAAGATCTGTTACAGGGTCTTGTGGCTGTGCCTCTTCCTTATCCGGCACTAGTTTATCCACATTGTCATAATCCATATTAACTAGAACATGTTTTAACAAAACTTTCATATCAAATTGATCTGGTGACTGTTGGGCAATTTGGAATAGAGTCTGTGCTTTAGCCATTCTATGGGCATTAGAACTAATGTTAGGATCGGATACCGGGACAACATCAACATTAGAGTCATAGTCATTTCTAGAAACAGCTACAGTTTCATTCTCCATGTTATAAGAGTAATCATCTGGGAGCGTCTCAGAATTAATATCTGCAATAATTTTTAATTCTTGTTTTTGAGATAGGTGTAATCTTTTATGAATAGCACCAAAGAATTTAGTAGAAGCATCTAGTAATGCTAACGTCGTACCAACGGGACCATAGTTAGTGGAATCTGCAATAACATTCTCTGTAGAGTCTGCAAATTTTTGTCCCGCTGATGTCAGGAACTGTAACATTGCAAATAAGGTTTGGTCCGCCCCCTTAAAGGGTAGTGGCATAATAGCCTTATTGATATCCATAATAGCCGCTTCAATATCCTTAAACTCGCCGGGTTGTATTGGAGCCCCATCATCAGATATCCTTACACCCTTTAGTTTAAAACCACCTTGAAGGTTAGCAAACTGCCCAGCATCAACAAGAGATCTAAGAGAAGAAGTCAGTGTTAATTGAAGATTTCCAAGGAGATGAATAAACCCTAAACTGTAAAAACCAAAACCGGGAACAAACTGGTAATGGGTGAAATTCATCTTTCTTCTGCGTTTTTTGTCTTCCGGTTTCCAATTACGTCTTATACCAACAACTTTACCGCTATCATAATCTACCGTAATAATATAAGGGGAGGCCAATCGGTATTTCTTATAGTCCCCAACTTTATTTTCTTTTAAACCTTCTATAAAATAATCACAATAATGTTCATAAAGAGTGAACCCGCCATCAGTATCATTATTAACTCCAACTTCCATACCTTGTAAAGAGTTTGTCTTTTTACTGATATCTGAAAGTTTAAACGAAGATGTTTGAAAAGAAAAATCATCTGGAACATAATAGAATCCTGACGCACAGTCACTTCTAAACTTATTTTCTGATTTATAAATTATGTGGGTATATCTAGAAGCTCTTTGTAAATCAGAGCTGTTATTAGGAACAATAAATTGATCTAAAGGAACATATTCTGATACTGGTCTTTCCAAGAAGGAATCATAATAGGATTTTTTAAATCCAGAGCCCATGATGGCAATGGCTAAAAGAAGTTTTTCAGAATCAGGATAAAACTCTGTCATCTGTTCTGTTATCTGCCAGTTCATGTGTTTTTGAACTCGCATTGCCTGGTTTTCTCTTTCTTCTGTTGCCTCCCCAAGTATTTTTGTTCTTACTGGACCATCTGCTGGAAGAAGTTCACTAGAAGCCTTTGATTGAAATTTAACTGAAGATTCTACTAGAAGGGGGTGTTGTGCAGAACAAGCTCCCTCAAATGGTTCATTCTTTTCTTCTATTTTTATACCAAGTAGATTAAGGCCAAGAACAATATCACGAATATAATCTGACCTTGAGTTTTCATCAGACTCTACAGCCTCTAAAACATAGTTTGAAATTCTATCTAGTTCTTCTTGGTCTAGATCTTCAACTAAGTTTTTATAATGTCCTGATTCCAACTCATCAAGGTATTCTTGATCTGTGTTTTCAGAATTAAAAATATCAAACTCATCCGGCTCATTAAAGTCAAATGTCATAGAACCATCAAGTCCAACAACAGCATTAGAGTTGCTAGAGGGTTGTAAATTTTCAATTAAAATAGATTTTTCTTTTTTTCTGGCCATTTATGGTATTTTCCTAATTATCAAAGTATTATAACAGAAGTATTATAGAAATACAATAAAAAAATCTTAACGATCAGAACCCGTTAATGAATTCCAATATGTTTTTCTATTCTGTCTATTCCAAAGTCTTTCAACTTCACTTTCTCTTTCCGGATACCCATCATTTTCGATATACGAGGTATCCCTCAACCATAGGATTGCCTGTGAAACAGTATCAACCAAGTCGTCCTTGGCAACTGATGGGTAGGCACAAACATCAGCAATAAGGTCTTCTGCGTATTGTCTATCCTTTGGTACAAAGACCCTACCTGCTGTAAAGAATGGCGTACAAGAATGAAGTCTTGAGAGTTTGTCTTTATCAGGCATGTAAGGAACAATTGGAAGACCCCTTCTTCTCATCTCTTGGATAAGGGATTGCCCAGAGGCTTTATCCTCAATCAAGACAAAATCCGCCTGACAGTCTATATAAAGTTCGTCTACTTTCTTACAAAGATCGGGAAACTCCCACTTACCCTTCCCAGAACCTAGTAAGATGGCACAAGATAATTTAATTTGTGATCCATCAAAGCTTTGTTGGACCCTATCAAAGATTCCCCATACAGAGTAGGCAGAATAGTCAGCATGTTCCTTTACTGAGAAAGCTGTATCTAGAGATATGACCACATATTTACATTTAGGGGGTGTATCAGTCTCCCAATAATTGAAATATTGCCTCTTTATGATGTTTCCTTCCTCTGGAATGGGGTTTTGCATGTACAAAGCATTCCACCCAGCAGGGGATAGGCTCTCCTTTAGGCTCAGGAGGTGCTCTGTGGGCCACAATTCAGGCCAGAAGGATGTACCTACCTGAAACTTTTCATCGCTATCAGTGGGCTTCCTAAGCCAATTGGAGGCATGTTCATCTAAAATAGCTGGTACAGAGAGTATTTCCCATGGTCTAGAGGTCTTATTTTCCTTTTCTATGAGATATCCCGATAAATCGTCTACATACCATCTCGTATTAACCCCTATCTCAGCCCCTGTAGGTAGTAAACGAGACCTTA